TAATAGGACATATAAAAATGGCTAAATATAAACAACCAAAAAATGAAAAACACAAATCTAGAAAAGATTTAAAAGATTATACTAATGACAAAGAAGTTCAAGGTATGGTACCAAATGCATCAGGCGAGCCTATGCCAAATGTAGACAGAAAAATTAATTATGATGATATAATTGATATAGAAAATATGGTACCTGATGTTAAAGATGCTAATAAAGTATATGTTACAAAACAAATGGAAGATGGTGATCCAAAAAGACCAGCTAATTCTTTAAAGACATTTGTAAAAAATCAAGAAGAAGATGCAGAAGAATTAATCCATACATTATCTAAAAAGGACGGCGGCTATATGTCACAAATAAAGAAACTAACAAAAGAACAAAAAGAAAAATTAGTTCGTGAAATTGTTAAAAGAAAAGTTACTAAATTTTTATCTGAACAAGCGTTAAATACAATTACTAACGAACAAGAAGATGAAGAGCCAGTAGCTGATACACCAGAACCAACTCCAGCACCAGATGCACCAGTTGTTCCTGCAGATGCACCAGTAGAAGAACCAGCAGCAGAAGAACCAGAAGCTCCAGCAGAAGCTCCAGAAGCTCCAGAAGCTCCAGTAGAAGAACCTGTTGCAACTGATGATACTCCTACGGGGGATGATCGAATTGTAAAATTTATACAAGCTCTAGAACAAAAACCAAATATTGTACAACAAATGAAAATCATTATGTCAGTTATTAATAAAATAACAGCAGATGATGATAAAAAAAGACAAATTGGTAAACTAATGTTATTAAAACGAGCAATTGATAGATCGGTTGCCAAAATAAATTAATTAAATTATGTCAAATAAGTTACAGAATATAAAAGCAGTCAAAGAAATGATTGCCGGAACTCATAAGTTCCAAACTAAAAAAACACACGGATTTTCAGATGCTAAACAAAAAGCTGAAAAAAATAAAAAACGTGAAATTGGAGATGTTTGGGAAGAAAAAATTGGAAATACTCTTTACCGTATAGAACAACAAAATGGTTTTCGAATAAAAAAACCAGCTAATTCAGTAGCAGCTGAAATTAGAGAACATCTTAATTCATATCCTAATTGTAGAAAAGATTGTAGTACAACTACACATAATCATTTAGATAAAAAAATGCAAATCATTCACGGAATGTGTTATGATTGTGTAATAGAAATGGAACACAAACTTCGTGTTACTGGTAAATATGAAGAATATGAACAAAAAAAGATTCTAGAAAATAAGAAAGCTTGGTTGAAACGAGCAGAAGAAGATGTTAAAGCTTTAAAACAAGCATATACAGAATCACAACAATATGTAACTAATGCAGATGGATTATTAGAAACTTGGAACGCACAAATGACTCCTGCAGAATTTGAAGAAAAAGTAGAAAAACAATTTACAAAATTTAAAAAAGATTTTTTAAAAAATATAAATAAAGAAAAGGCAAGTAATGATTAAAAAATATTGGAAAATTATATTAGGTATTTTAACTGGAATATTTGGAATACTTTTTATTTTATCAAAAAGTAATTCTAAAAAAGCTAACAAAGCAAAAAAGAAAATTAATGATAATAATACAACAATCAATAAATTAGATGGCAAAATTGAAGAAGTAAAAAAACAAAAAGTTGTTGCTAAGAAGAATGCCGAAACTACAAAAAATAAAATTAACAAAACAAAAGATTTAAAAAAGCAACCAATACCAAAAAAATCAAAAGAAGTAAAAACAAAAAAAGAAGCAGTTAAATCTGCAGCTGCAAATATTAGAAAAAGAATTAGGAAATGAAAAAATTTTTTATTATAATAATTATATGTCCATTAATAAGTTTTGGACAATTAGCAGATACTTGTTTTACAAGTGATGAAATAATAGATATATCAGAAACATTAGATTCTTTATATTATATGGATTCACTCAATAATAAAATTATTACAGAACAAGACAATTTAATATCTGATTTAGAAACTATTATAAGATTAGATTCTATTGAATTAATATATACGAATATAAAATTGAAATTATTAAACGAAAATATAGATTTGTATATTGAAAGAGAAAAACATTTAAGGCCAAAATGGTATGATCATAAAGCAATATGGTTTAGCACTGGTATATTAACTACTCTATTCACAGGAAAAATGATCGTTAAAGTTATCAATTGAGTAATACAAACGATATAAAAAAGATAATACAAGAACAATATTTAAAATGTGCAGAAGATCCTGTTTATTTTATGCGACAATATTGTTATATCCAACATCCAACAAAAGGAAAAATTAAATTTAATTTATTTCCATTTCAAGAAGAGTCATTAACAACGTTACAAGAAAATCGTTATAATGTAATTCTTAAATCTAGACAGTTAGGAATATCAACTCTATCAGCAGGTTATGCATTATGGTCAATGCTATTTAATGAAGATTTCAATGTTTTAGTTATAGCTACAACTCAAGACGTAGCAAAAAACTTAGTAAGCAAAGTTCAGATAATGAATGAAAATTTGCCAAGTTGGTTAAAAACTAATATTGTTACAAATAATAAATTATCATTAAAATTTGCAAATGGCTCTCAAATAAAAGCAATTTCAAGTTCATCAACAGGCGCACGGTCAGAAGCATTATCATTATTAATAGTTGACGAAGCTGCATTTATTAGAAATATTGAAGAAATATGGGTAGCATCTCAAGCAACATTATCAACTGGTGGTGGAGCTATTGTATTATCTACTCCAAATGGTATTGGTAATTGGTTTCATCAGACATGGGCAGATGCTGAAAACGGAATCAATGGATTTGAAACAATAAAGCTAGATTGGAAATTACATCCAGAACGTGATCAATTATGGCGAAATGATCAAACTAAATTATTAGGAGAAAGAGGAGCAGCTCAAGAATGCGATTGTGATTTTATATCATCTGGACATACAGTTGTTGATGGATCAATATTACAAGAGTTTGAATTGAAATGTGAAGAACCAGTAGAAAAAAGAGGTTTTGATAACGGATATTGGATATGGGAATATCCAGACTATACTAGAAATTATATAATAGTAGCAGATGTAGCACGTGGAGATGGTGCTGACTGGTCAACATTTCATGTTATTGATGTAGAAACAATACGACAAGTAGCAGAGTATAAAGGTAAGCTTCCACCTAAAGATTTTGGTAATATGCTAGTAACAGTTGCAACCGAATGGAATAATGCATTATTAGCAATAGAAAATGCCAATATTGGTTGGGCAGCAGTTCAGCCTGCTCTCGATAGAGGATATGAAAACTTATTTTACACCTATAAAGATGATGGATATGTAGACTTAGAAGTCCAACTATTAAAAGGATATGATATAAAAGATAAAACAAAAATGGTGCCTGGCGTGTCTACTACGTCCAGAACAAGACCATTAATGATTTCAGCATTAGAAATGTATATGCGTGAAGGAACACCTGTTATTAAATCAAAAAGATTAATACAAGAATTATTTGTATTTGTTTGGTTAAATGGGAAAGCTCAAGCACAAGTAGGTTATAATGATGATTTGGTAATGGCGTATGCCATTGGGTTATGGCTACGAGATACTAGTTTAAAATTAAGACAACATGGAATTGACTTAAATAAACGAGCATTAGAACAAGTACAAAAAACAGATACTACAATTTACACCGGGAATACTACAAATTCAGATGACACTTGGAAATGGAATAATGGTGAAAATGATGAAAATTTAACATGGCTTCTGTAGTAAGTTATATTTATATATAAATAAAAAAGAAACAATATGGCGTCTTTAAGAAAACGTTTACAAAATTTATTCTCTACTAATGTAGTAGTACGTAAATTTGGAAAAGATCGACTTAAAATAGTTGATACAAATAGATTACAATCTACTGGAAATTTATCTCAAACTAGATTAGCAGATCGATATAGTAGATTACACGGATCTAGAAAACATGCCGGCGGCTCATATGGAGGATATGATTCAAATCATTATGCTCAACAAAATCGTATGCAGTTATATACTGATTATGAAATGATGGATAAAGATCCTATAATATCATCTGCATTAGACATATATTCAGACGAATCATCATTAGCAGATCAATTTGGAGAAATATTAACAATTAAAACAAATAAAACTCCAATTCAAAAAATATTACATAATTTATATTATGACATATTAAACATTGACTTTAATATGTGGCCATGGATTAGAAACTTATGTAAATATGGAGATTTTTATTTAAAATTAGATATTGCAGACGGACTTGGAATAATGAGTGCTAGACCATTTTCTGCTTATGAAATAGAAAGATTAGAAGAATTTGATGAAGAAACTGGAGAGTATAATATCAAGTTTAGACATTCTTATACTGAATTAAATGAATATGAAGTTTTTGAAATAGCACATTTTAGAATGATTTCTGATTCAAATTTTTTACCATATGGTAGATCGATGTTAGAAGGAGCTAGACAAGAATTTCAAAAACTAATGATGCTTGAAGATGCAATGTTAATTCATAGAATAATGAGAGCACCAGAAAAACGTATTTTTAAAATTGATATTGGTAATATTCCACCAAATGAAGTAGATTCATTTATGGAAACAATTATTAATAAAATGAAAAAAGTTCCTTACATTGACAAAAATACAGGAAATTATAATTTAAAATTTAACTTAAATAATATGTTAGAAGATTATTATTTACCTGTAAGAGGTGGAAATAGTCAAACTCAAATAGATACACTACCAGGAATGCAATTTACTGGTATTGATGATATTGAATATGTAAAAAATAAAATGATGGCTGCTTTAAAGATACCAAAGCCATTCTTAGGATTTGATGAAGGAGTAGAAGGAAAAACAACATTGGCTTCTATGGATATTAGATTTGCTAGAACAATTGAACGAATTCAAAAAATTGTTGTATCTGAATTAGTAAAAATTGGAATTATACATTTATATTCTCAAGGATATGAAGGAGAAGACTTAGTAGGATTTGAATTAGAATTAACAGCTCCATCAATTATTTATGATCAACAAAAAGTTGCATTAATGAATGAAAAAATTCAATTGGCAACTTCAATGAAAGATTCTAAGCTATTATCAGACAAATACATTTATGAGTTTATATTTAATATGTCCGAAGATCAATGGTTAGAAGAACGTAATAACGTAGTAGAAGATCTAAAATTAAGATTCCGTCAAAATCAAATTGAACAAGAAGGAAATGACCCAACTATAACAGGTGTGTCATATGGAACTCCACATGATATGGCTTCATTACATATGAGTTCAGACGATGTAGAAGATAAAGATAAAGGCGGCCGCCCACCAGAAGGACTTAAATATGGACAACATAACAATGAATTTGGATGGGATCCAACCGGAGCAAAAACAATAAAACAAGGAACTAATCCTAAAAACTTTGATACAACATTTAAACCAGAACCTAGAATGAGGGGTAAAGTAACTAAAGCAACTGCAATGGAAAATGCTAGTATAATTAAAAACTTAACATCAAAAAAATCAAAAATATTAACCGAAACTGATAAAAATATAAATAATTCTTCTTCTTTATTAGACGAAGATAATATTTTATAATTAAACCCATATTTATATGAAAAGGACTATGTATTAAAGTAATGAAAAATTTAAAACATTCAAAATATAAAAATACAGCAATACTCTTTGAAATATTAGTTAGAAAATTAACTTCTGAGTCATTGAC